AGACTGATTCGGTGTTGTCGGTTGATGTTGTTGCTTCTGCGTCCATGGCTGGATGCTTCCTTTCCGTGTCGGAATCGGGTTTTCCCTTGTCGGGCATCGGCATTGGGCCGAATTCTAAAAGTCGTTAGGACCTGTGAAATCCTGACCTTTTACAGTCAGAACTGGACCTAACTCACCATGCTGTTTGATGGTGATTTGTCGGTAGTCGATTTCTCGACCATCACGTGCGGCTCGACCGAATCGGTCTGCAACTGCTTCGTGTGTTGATTCAAGCAAGCCCTCGTTGATGACTTGGCCTGGGTCTTGGTTGCCGTAGATTGGCATTTCACCACAGTCGCAACCTGGGTGTATTGGTAGCAGGTCTCGTTTGTGGTAACGCTGTGTTGATGCCACGTAGCATAGTGCACAGTTTTCGAAGCCACTCAACACACGTGCGTAGCCGACGATGTTGCTGTTGCCGTTGCGAACGAACAGACCTGTTTGGCGTTTGGCCAGTTGCAGGTCTGTGCGTGTGATGTTGTAGACTCGGTCAGCTCCCATTTTCACGGCTTGGTCGAGTGCTTTGCCTTTGCTCAGTTCCCAACGTGTGGTTAGGAATCCACGTTTGTAGACTTCGTTAGCGGCTACGCCTCGGACGCCTTGTGTTGTAATTTCGGCGTTTGGGACTTTCGTTGCGGTGAACGTTTTGCCCTCGGCTTCGGCCACCAACTTGTGGAATGCTCGAGCGAGGGTGCTCATTTGTCTCTGGCCTGCACCAACAACTGGTAACACTTGGGCCAAGAAACGGTCAACGTCTGCGTCGGTCCAACTGCCCAAATCTTTGTAAGTTTTGGACACGAATGCGGCCAGTTCGGTGGTTAGGCGGTTGGTTGCCCCGAAATACTGGCGTTGGACTTCATCAAGGTTGAGTTGGCGTTTCGGTGCCATTTGTGAAGATTCCTGTCAGTAGAGCCTCTTCTGCTTTCTCGGCTTCCATCTCGTCAACTTCTGACGGAGTAAAACCACCGATGAACAACATGCGAGAGCGGAACGGAACGTCAACGAACTTCGAGATTGCGTCACCACGTTCAGCAAGGCTGAAACGTTCAACTTCTTGCCAAATCGGTTCGATGTCGAGTAGGCTGGCACGGGTTTCGTCGCCTAGGTAACGGAACATCAACGAAATGACCTGTGACCAACCTGCACTGACTCGTGCGATGCGGTCCTCAGTTTTGAACACTAGGCCCTCACGTGAGAGTGCGGCACCCTCGGCTGACTGTGATTCGCCACCAGGGGTTAGGTAGTGCAGTGGTGTGCGAGTGACAGCGGCGAAGTCTTGGATGTCGTTTTTGATAGCCGACAAGATTCCGTTGAGGTCTGTCTGTCCCGATTCCCAAATGTCGGTTCCTGATGGCAAGGTCCAAAGTGCACCAGGTCCAGGGGTGAACATGCCGTTGTAGTCGATGGCGTTGCCGTCTAGGTCTGTGTCTGGTAGGTCACCCTTGATTGCACGTTGCTTGAACGCTTGGGTGGCTACAATCACTAGACGCTGAAGCACGGTGTGGTTGATTCGGTCGAGTAGGTCTAGGTGCGGTTCGAACTCGCCAAGGGCTGAGTAGTTTTCGAACACGACAACTGGCACGACACCGAGTGGGTTTTCGGCTTCACCTACGAAAGTCCAACCGCTGGTTGTTACTGGTGAGACGCCGTCCTTGCCTGACTTCTGCCAGTATGACACTAGGTTTGGTTCGTAGAAGATGGCGTGGTCTACGTCGTCTTCATCACGGAACACTTTTGCCGCCATGACTACACGGCGTCGGTCCATAGCACTGGTCTTTACGACCATCTGCCCTGGGTGTTCAACAGTGACGAGTGGGGCACCGATGACTGGGTCGACTGGGCCGACGATGGCGAAACTGCGTCCATACGTTAGCATCCAGTCGTGAGCGTCAGCCGCCTTGACTGTTAGGTCGTTGGCTTTCCACAAACGACGGGCCTCGGCATCGCCGTTCTCGTCACCAGTTGCACCAGTGCGAAAGCCACCAATGTTCATTCGCTCACGCACTGCGGAGACGCAGAGCTGTGCGAAGTTGGTTCTGGCTTTCTTTTGGAACATGCGGTAAGCCGCTGTCATACCCTCAGCACCGTCAGGCAGTGGAGCGTCACCAGTCACGTATTGCGTGAGTAGGCGAATCCTTGTCTGTTGGTCCTGGAGGTCGACCATTAGCCGTTGGTAGGGCTGTGGCAGTGACGCCATACTAGTCTCCTATCTGACACGGCGAGGAATGCTTGTCTTTGTTCTTGAAAGGTCTTTTGCGACGGCGTCCACTCGGGCCGCCCACGCTAGGTTAGCCGCAACTGCGGCGTCGATTTTGTTTGGTGAGTCTGGGTGTTCTTTGTAAATCTGCACACCGTTGCGTCCTGCACGGCGTCTTGCGTTCAAAATGTGACGGGTCAGTGCTCTGCCACCATCGTGGGTCATTTCTTTTTGCACCACGGCGGAGTAAAACTGTTCTAGTGAACGAACCACCAAGTAAGAACGGCCACCCGACATCCACCACTCGATTGGGTGTTTCAGGCTGGACTTGACTTTCAACTTCTTGCCAAAAGCCGCTTCCCACTCAGCGATGAACGATTCCCATTTGGCTGGGTCGGCGTAGAACCCGACGACGTTGTAATCCACAAACGCACGACGGACTTCAAAGTCCACCTCAGCAACTGGGACTTCCCAGTCGTCACCTGCTGGGCCATCTGGCTGTTCCCACACTTTGATTTCGAACAGATGGCCGTCGGAAACTCGACACCCGACTAGTGCTGTGGCGTCGGCAATTCCACGTGAACGACGGCGAGAACCGTCGAACCCGAGAGTTATCACGTCGCCCTTAGCAATTGTCTTACTTTGGTCGTAGCATGCGTTCCACTCAGGAGCAGAAATCCATGCGTCACGACTTGATGTGGGCTGGTTGAAGTAGTAGCGACGTGAATCTTGTGGGCTGTTACGAGGGTCGAAGATTTCGGACACGATACGCTCGAGGTCCATCACATCAGCGAACGGGCCGTAGGCCTCTCGCAACCCTGAGATTACCTCAGACTCTTCCGCCATGTTGATGTCGGCGTCGGCCTCACGGTGGTCGAACAACAGTCTCGACTTTTTGGTCTTTCCCTCTGCGATTGCTTTCGCAAGACGGTGTGTCTCTTCGGCCACCGACTCTTCGCCTGGCAGATACATCGTTGAGGTCTCGAGCGACCAAGGTTCTGCCTGTTTACGTTTCGCCAAGTTACGACGAACCGTTGCATACATGCGACGCAATTCAGGTTTGTGGTAGAGGTGTGTCTCGTCGAAGACCACCATCGACTCTTTACCACCATCTTTGGACGAGTCACTCGCCGTTGACGGTATGATTTCGCCACCGCCTGGAATGAGGATTCGTGTTAGACCAGCGGCGTCACGAGGTAGGCCCTCAGAGAGAGGCCCCTCAGTCAGGTTGAAGTGCACGTTGTCGTAGGTGTTACCAGCCTGGTTTTCTTCGGTTGCTAGGCAACGGATAACGGGAGCCGTTATTAGACGGCCGACTGGTTCACCCTCTTCGAAGTAGTAAGTCTCACCACGAATTTCGACTTTTTCACCAGGCTCAGCCCAGTGGTCGAAACGTGGAAGCCCAAAAGCCTCGAACAGAACGATGAAACCTGCGAGTTCTGACTTGGCACGGCCTTTGGCTCGGCTTAGGAACGCTGAGTCGTAGAGACGGCGTCCATCTTCACCAACTGCGTAGCAGTCGAGAATGAAACCTGCGAACTCGTCATCAAGTTCAACACGTTCACCCTGCACGTCACCAGGGCCATGCACACAAAAGTTTTCAATCCACCAGATGGCGAACCAGCCGATTGAGCGAGTTCTGTCGTGGTCTGGGGACGTGACTAATTCACGAGCCATTTGTCGCTAGGCGAGAGCGTCGGTCTTTCAACTGAACAACCGCTCCAGCCTCTCCCAGTGGAGTGGCGTCCTCTTCGTTTACAGGCTCTTCGTATTTGATTCGCAAGTCACGGCGTGCGTCTAGCGTGGTGCCGAGAATGCGTTCACGCTGGCGGAGTTCAGCTCCTGCCGTTACCGAGCCATAGACGCTTGAGGCGTGGACCATGGCTGTGTCGAGAGCAAATTGCCAGTCTGATTTTGACCACAATGTGCAGTGTGGCATGGTGCTGACGTTGTCCCACCACTCACGGGTTCGGTCCTCAATTGGAACAATCACGACGTCGCCGTTTTTGACCATCACCTGTCGGGTTAGAGGCAGTTCTGGTCGTGGGCCTGTGTAGGGCACGTTAGGAACTACGGTCCATTCGTAGGTTGGTTTGTTGCGGTTCACCGTTGGGCGGCCGCTTGGTTTGGCTCCTGAGATTGGCATTTGGGTCTCCCGTGTCGGGTTTGGGTCCGTGTCGGACAGGTTTGTTTTTTTCACGCATGAAAATACTTCGGTTTTGTACACGGGGCGAACAACA